GCAAAGGCCCCAAGGCCGATGTTGTACGCCAAGCTCACGAAAGCGTCGAACTGGTTTTGATTGGGTGGCACCGTGCAGCCGCGCAACACGCCGCGCTCAAAGGTTTGCAAGTCTTCGGCCAGCAGGCGTTCGGCTTCCTCAAGCGTGATGCGCTTCTGGGCGCGAACATCGGCCATGGTCACGCTGCCCGTATTGCCGAATCCGATTGTGGCCACACCAGCGGGGCACGCGTATGCCGTGAGCTTCAGGCCCTCGAACTCCTTGATTAGGTTGATCCCGCGCTGCGAAGTTCTCATAATCTATCCTCCAAACAAAACCCAGAACCAAAGAAAGGGCACCAGCAGGAAAAACAGCGGCGTCATGGTCGTCCCCTTACAACGCTGTCCGAAATGGCCCGGTCGAGCTTGTCGTTCAAGCGCTCTAGGCTGCGGTCGATCTTCTGCAGGTACTCACGGTTTGCGATTTCTGACCGCTCCACGCGCTGCGAAAGCGCGGCCTGCTGCTGGCGCAAAATCTCCAGATCGGTGCGAATCTGCGTGATGTGCATGATGCCTCCCACAGCCAGCGTCAGGATCGCCACCAGCGTTGCAATGGGGATGCGCTTGTCGAGGTGCCAACCCTGGGCCTCGCGTCTGCGGTCTGCGCCGTCGTATTCGTCATCCATGTTTACCCCCAAGTGATTCCAAAAGCCTGATTGTGATGTCGGTGATAACGATTCCGCGATGGCGCTCAAGCCCTGGGTACTGCTCGTGGCTCATGCGCGCTCTCTTGCTGGGGTTCCAATTTCTGCATCAGCCGGTCAAGGCGCTGCTGGAGGGCTTCGATCTTCTTGTCGCTGGCGGCCTGGACCTCGGCCACGCGCACCTTGGCGTCGGCGTCGATACGGGCGGCCTCGAGGCGGGCATCGGCGTCCGTGCGGATCTTCATGGTCTGGTTGGCCAGTTCAGATTGCACTTTGCGCAGGGCTTCGGATAGGCGCTCGATCTCCTGGCTGGCCTGCTGGCGAACCTGCGTTACTGCGTTCTGCACCTCGGCCTGGGCTTGCTGGGCGGCCTGGCCACCGTCACTGCCAGCCATGGCGGCCAGGGCTTCAGCCTCGAGCTTGGCGGCCTTGGCGTTGAGTTCGCGGATCTTGGCCTGCTGCTCTTCCAGGGCTTGCATGGCCTGCTGGCGCTGCATCTGGAGCGCTTCGGCCTGGGCCTGCATCTGCTGCTGCATCTGCTGGGCCTCTTCCGGTGTCGGCTCCTTGTTCGGATCGCGCTCGCCGGTGATCTTGCGGATCTGCTCGGCCACCTCGTCCTTGTTGGGCAGGTCCGAGAAGTCCAGGGCAATGGTCATCAGACGCAAGGCAACTTCGGGCGGCAGGCGCGTGGCCAGTTGGTTCAGCGCCTCAAACATGACCTGGCGCATCGTCCCGGCATAGTCCGCCTCGGACACCACGAAGTCCCCCATGCTGGAGGTGATGTCGTTGATGAATCTCACCGAGCCATCGGCCAGCACTTCGGGCTGGTTGACCTTCACCCAGTCAATGGCGCCCTTGGAGCCGGTCAGGCGAACCACCTTTTCCTCGGTGTAGAACTGCTCGACCAAGCTTAGTTGCTTTTCGCCCGACACCTGGACGGCCAGGCGCAGGTTGTCGAATGGCTCGGTCGTGGCCACGGAGCCCTGAAGCTGGCGGGCCCTGATGGCTTCACCAGACACGGCGTTGGTCTGGCGGCCCATGTTCTCCTGGCTGACACCGGCTGACTTCTGGATGCTCTGGGCATCGAGCGTCATCATCTGAATCTGACCGGTAGCCGCGTCAGTGTCTCGCCTGATCTGGATATCCTTGCCCTGCTTCTTGATGATCAGGCCATCCGGTCGATCAGCCTCGTCGCGCAGCGTGTTCCAGTCATCGGTGGCACCCTCGTCCGCGATGATCTGGTTGGTGTTGAGCATCCACAGGGCTTTGGATGCGCGCTTGTTCAGATCCTGCTGGATGTCGCGCACCCGGCGAATGACGCCATAGGGCAGCCGATCGCGGCCGCGCCGGTAGCACCAGACGGGCGTGAGGCTGAATCGGTTGTGGCGGAAAATGCTAGGGCTCATGGCCAGCATCTGCGACTCGGTGAAGACTGCCATGTGCACGCGCATGACCACCTTGTCGATGATCGAGCCACCGACCTGGCTAAGGGCGTTGAGCAGGGCGCCATCCTTCTCATTGAAGAATGCCCCCTTGAGCGGCCCGTCAGAGACGATCTTGGACTTGGCGGGCATGCGGTACTGCGCCTCGATCAGCTTCACGCGGCGCCGCTTGGCGTCGATCATCATGCCGGAGCCGCTGGAGCGCAGCGTGCCGTTCTGTGCGCCGGACAGCAGTTCCTCGGCGGTGCACCAGGCGTCCTCTTCCCAGTCAGAAAACGCGGCGTGCTGCGAATCCTCGACCGCGCGACGAATCACATCCTCGCGGTCGGGGAACATCATCACGGCGATGTCCTCGTCCACCCAGCGCCAGCGAAAAATGTAGCGCGCGTCGCTGAGATCGTGCTCGTAGCTGGCCGAATCCCAGAGCACATTGCGCCAGTCCTCATACTTGGAATAGAGAATGTCCTGGGTCGGGTCATCGCGTACACCATCATCGATCCAGCCCACGCCGGCCTTGGCTGCATCAGCGAATGCACGCGAGCGGGCGAACGTCACGCGGTTGATGTCGGCCACATACTTGAGCACCTTGGTCTTGATGTCGGCCATTTCCACGTCATCCTCGGCGCGCGGCATGACGCGCCAGTCAACTCGGGTGCGCCTCTCGGTGCCGATGATCCAGTCCACCATCGGGGCCACTTCATTAAAGACAAGGGGCATCTGGCCGCGGTCGCGGAGGATTTGAGCGTCCTCTGGATCCCATTGGATATTGTCGTACATGTCCGCGTCACAGGCCATCTCGAGCCTGTTTGCAGACTGCTTATCTTTTTCGTGGTACAGCCACTCAAGCAGCTTGCGCAGTTCGGCTCGGGCCTTCTCGCCATCCATCGGATGCCCGCTCACCGTCGCAAGCTCGTTGCGCTCAAACGGAGCGCCCGTGGATAGCTCGTTGTCACCCGCGGCCCGATGGTCGGGGCGAATGTCAAACTTAGCCATACATCGCACCGTCCTTCTCGATGCGGATGTCCTCACCCGCAACCGTCTGGCCATCGGCGCGCAGTTCCATGTTGCCGAAGCTCGACCGGTAGTACTCCTTTGGCGGCGCGCTCGGCATGCGGATCAAGTCTTCCAAGCCATCGATGATCATGCCGGCGATGCGCTTGCAGTTCCATGGCGAAGGCTCGATGCCCAAGACCTCGCAGGCTCTGGTGGCCTTCTTGACGACCGTGGGGATGTTGTTCGCATCCATGTCGTCCCAGGTGTAAGCGGCTGACTCGCATAACACGTACCAGGGAGCGCCATTGCGCAGATGGGGGACCAGGAACATAGCTCGTTCGTCGTTGAACCACGAGAAGATCACGGTGATGTCGCCGTGCACGCGCGACAAATGCGCCTTGGCAAGATCGATGGTTGCTGGCATATCGGCCCCAGGTTGAACTGGGTGGCATCATGCCATGCTTGCCACGTTACTGAAGGCGGGCGACGATCTCGTTCACCTTGTTGATCACATCCGCCAAGCTGGCGTCGGCCGGCAGGGGCTGGATAGGCCCACCGCGGCGCCCGGTGATGATCTCCAGCGTCTCTTTCACCGACTGATCAAATCCGGTGCGCGGCTGTTCAGGCCGCGGCACTTGCGGAATGGTGGGCTTTTTCATAGTGCCTTGAGCCCTTGCATCGTCTCGGCCAGCTTGACCGACTGCACGCGCACGGCCCCCGTCAAGCCCACGGCCACGTTGTCGGTCTTGAATCCAGCAGGCAGGCGAAATGCAGCGTCATCGGCCACCAGCGTGCGCGAGAACACGGCCACGCCGTCGCAGTACAGGGTGAAGGTCAGCCCGGCTGCATTTGGCGGCGCAATGTTGCGGAGGTTGGAGCCGTTGGCCATCACACCATTGACGTGTGCACCATTGATGCCCCCGACCCCTCTGTATCCAGAAACGAGGGACACGTTGGCCGCCACCCCTGCCTCATAGGCCGCCTGCACAGCGTTAAGGTCGGCCTGCGACATTTCGCTCACAAAATCCACCTTGGCCGCGCCCAAGTTAATCGGAGTGGCCAGGTGGTATTCCTTGCTCCTCCAGCTGAAGTCGATGCGAGCACCAACCCCGGCGTCGTACTGATGAATCCCATCGGCATCCACCAAATACAGCTTGCCGTTGCGCGGGTCGGCATAGAGTTCGTCGGGGCACGCGCTCAACAGTGTCAAACCCAGCTCAGCCTCGGCAGGCGAAAACACCATCATGCCCTTGTCGCCAGCTTCCCCCGCCCAGCGCACAAACACGCGGCCCTCGGCCACGGCGCACACCATGCTTTGCGGTAGCAGCGGCGCCCATTCGGTGCGCGAGAAAAACGCCTCCGTCCAGATGCTGGCGCCATTCATCCCCACGTAAGCCAGGCCGTAGCCCGTGGCGTACAGCACGCCGTCACCCAGCGACACCACACTGCGCTTGCTCAAGCACGGCCACACCTGGCCGACCGACTCCAGCGTCACGTTGGCGGGTTCGGCACCTTGGGCCACGTAAGGGGTGCCGGCCGTGCACGCCACTACCGTAGTGCCATACGCCTGAATGCCGACGATCTCGTAATTCGTCGCGCGCCGGTACTCCACCGGCCAGGCGTGCGGCTGGTAGGGCTCAGAGTAGCACAGTTGATTGTTGAAGAACCCGGCCAGCGCCCCGTTGGGCAAGGCAATCACGCCTCGCAGGTTGGCCGGTGGCGGCTCCCAGCTTTGCGAGATCAGCTCATCGCCCAGGATCTGCGCATCGGTCAACGTGTCGTTGTAGCTGGTGCCCACGTCATCGGCCACCAGCTGGTAAGAGCCGGTCGATCCAGCTGACCGGTACAGCCGGCGCTTCATGCCCGAGGTGTTCCACGGCGCCCGGCGCTCCCAGGTGGTAGCCGCCGCAAAGTTTCCTGGCACCTGGAAGATGCTGCTGGAGGTGACGACCGACACGGCCACGGTCTGGCCCGAGATCACCACCTCGTCGCCAACGCGCAGCCAGTGGTTGCCGGTGTTGTTGAACGTGGTCACGCCGTCCGCATGGCTGGCCGTGCCGGTGCCGCTGCTGGCCGGAAACGCATCCATGCCCGTGATGGCCCAGGTGCCATCCACCCGGCCCGTGGTCAATGCAGACGCAGGCGATTCCGCGCTTTCCTCATTCAGCGCCGAATAGAAGGTGTACACATACACGCGCGTGGTCGCAGCACCAGTGCCGCCCGAATGCGACACCCCGGGCGCCGCCAGTGGCCGCGGCACGCCCAGCGCAAACACCGTCCCCGGCAAATTGGAGAACCGCGCGTAACGCGGCTCGCCGTCGCCGGCCCAGTAGAAACGCGGCTCCACCGCTGGCGGCAGCGGAGCGCGCACGATGTCAACATCACGCGACCAGGCCAGCCAGACCTGCGCACCGTTGTGCTCCGCCCGGTACACCGACAGCCATGGGCCGGAGATCGACGGCGTATTGACCAGGGCCGGGCGCTTGATCGGCAGAATCTCACCCGATGTCAGGTTCACATTGGTGGCATCGACCGCCGCACCATCGCCCAGCAAGCGATCGGCCACGCGGGGCAACATGCCCATGAACGGAACAATGCGGATGCCAGCCATGTCAATCAGACTTCCTGGTAGTACGCCGGCAGTTGTCGCCGTGTGCGCTCCGACTCATACGCAGTCAGGCAATGCGTCTTGTCGCGGCCGAACGTGACGATGTAGAAGAACACGTCGATCAGCGGGCGCGTGACCACGCCTGGCCACCGGCCCTTGGAGTCCGTGCGGTGGGCGCGGGCGCTCATGGACTCATCCGGGTAGCCGCCCAGCAGGGCATTGCCCAGCTGCGAAAGGGCGACAAGGATGTGAAAGATGTAGAGCCTCACAGCATCACAGCCCAGCCGCCTGTGTAAAGAGTGCGTCCAGTTGCTCCGCAGTCAGGCTCAGCCCTACCGCCATTTGCTGCGTGAACGGACTGTTTCGGTCAACCGTCTGAGCGTACTCCCATTCAATCTCTGCCGCCGTGCGTTGGACAGGATCAGGGATTGCTGCGATGGCGGCGTCCACGTCGTCCAGCAGGCCAATGCCCAGCAGCGCCAGACGGGCTTGGCGCATGGTGACGGATTGAGGGGTTTGCGGCTGCGGGGGCAGTGCCGTTTCAACAACCCACGAGCCGTCACGGAAAAACGCGCTTTGTGTTGCTCGATCATGGGCTGGCGGCGGCAGCAGTGTGACACCCATCCAGTCTGCGGGCGTGGCTGTTGCGATATGCTCGCCGGTGTGTGGGCTGTAGTAGAACTCAGGCATTTGCAACTCCTAGGTGTGTGATGAGGTTGTGGGCGTCGGCATGGCTTGCGTGGCCCAGCCATGCCGCCAGAAACTTTTGTCGGCCATGAGTGTCGCCGGC